TCCAGGAAACAGCATCCATTGACATCCATAGGCGGCGGCAATGCGAGGGTCCAGTGTTTCCTTGCCAAAGGTAGGATCCGGAGCAACGATAGAGATTGCATTGCGGTTATACGCCACAAGCTCTGTCTGATCCCGAGGGTGCATGGCTTGACCATACAGAAGGCGGCGTACTGTAGAGTCATTCCACGACAAGTTGACAAGCTGACCCAGTTCATTGCCCGGTGGGACATCGGACACAAGGATCAGTGCAAGCTTTAGTTCGTCCAGCGGAGTCTTTACAGTGACCCGATCGGTCAAATGACGGTGAACTGTGGTCTTGAGAGAGTGTGCGGCCCTGTTTAGTGTCACAGCGTTGGTCGTGTGCGACACAATAGAGAGAATGAATGGATCTGAGCTGGTCTGCCAGGCCTGAATGAGTTCCGTGCAGACCGAATCAAAGGTCCAATAGTCTACCGTATAATCGTATCCAAGGTTCAACGGAGCCTTGGCTACGATTGGTTTCCCGTTCTCGTCTGCGTAGAGATGAACCTCCAACAGACGGCGACCGGATGAAAGGACGGACACGGGATCTTCAAAAACACCGCCCGTAACATAGTAATCGCAGAGTCGCTTACGTCCCACTGCTGCAGTGTCCTCGGCGTCAATGCCCTCCTGCCAAATCGTATATCCCAAGATGCCGACGAGTGCCGCGCCAATTGCAAGCTCCATTACTTCTTGTCAGCTTCTATTTTTGGACCAGTGAACAGGATGTGCCGAAATCCATTCATCACCTCGTCGGGAATTCGTGCCTGCATCGGAAGCTCGGTAAGACAGGCATAGTGAAAGTAGAGACAATACATTCCACACTCCGAATCTTTGAACTGATGGCGAGTGGAGTTGAAGGTCATTTTCATTGGGTTCTTGTGAATGCCCGTGGCGTCCCACTGCGTTTTCCATCTCCGCATAAGCGTCTTGATCTCCTTCTCAGGTTCGTGGGCATACGAATCAAAATAGGTAATGCGCGGGTACTCAAGATCGGAGCGGACATCACAGAACAATGCGATCCAGTGCTCACCCGGCCCATCGTGGGGATCTGTATTGAAGACAATGCCAATCTGTTCGTGACCCCTCTTTACCAGGCCAGGCAACTTCATCTTGCACAATGAACTCACGAGACATTGCTGAGTCTCGCTTTGGAGATCAAAGTCAATCGGAATCGACCCGACATAGTGATACTTTGCAAAGAGCTTGGTATAGTTCTTCTCTACTTTGTCAATGTCGTCCGATGACAGCCATTCATCTCGCTTCACCGTCCACTCCTTCGGAGCCTTGGGCCGCTGCATAAGAGACGCAACAATACACTCAGCCGATCCCGTAGAGCACTTGTCGTTCAGACGGTGCTGAATGTTCGTCCATACTTCTTCAGGGGTCCCGGTTGGAACGGGGTCTTCTTTTGGGTGTTCCTTGTTGTATACGGTACGCAACCGCTCAATCTCTTCAGTATCCAACCAAGACATTCCTTGTTCTAAAACGGATACTATTAAGTCTAGGAAAGAACAAACCAAATGGAGAGCCTCAAGCCTATTCTGTCAACCTACGCCGGTGTTCAGCGTCAGATCAACGACATCAATGTTCGCATCAACGAGCTCCGTGATGAGCGCCGCACAATTGAGCTGGATCTTGCCGCGCTGTATGCTTCATCTCGGGAGGAGCTTCCCGACAAGATTAATCTTGCAACCTCGGGAATGACCTTTTCGGTGAAGCGCCCTAATCAGTGGAAGAAGGGATGGTCGTTGTCAAAGAAGGAACTGAAGTCCTATTTGGATGAGCTGGTGCCTCAGCGAGCCGAAGAGATCCTTGCTGAGATCGTCAAGCGGCAAGAGGAGAAGATGGTGGAAACGGACTACGGCTTTGAACTAAAGGTTGCTGCGAAGCGGGACTGAGACTCATCTCAATCTCCTTTAGTGTAGCCTGAATGTCTGCAAGATGCCGCTTTGCTTGCTCGATATTCTCGCGTGGAAGGAAACCACCCCGGATACGAGTAAGATTACACACAAGGGAACCATTGGTGCTCAGCAGACGTGTAGCCAGGATGATTCGAGCCTTAACCATCAACGTGATATGACATTCTACAACACATTATTTTTAAATGCCGTCGTCCACCCGGTCGGCGAAGTAGGCTGACAGCTTCTCAGACAGACCCTTGACACTGAACTCCCACGCGCCCGTCCAGTTGGGGCGCATGACCTTTCGGATGTCCTTGATGCCGTCCAGAATGGCGTGGCGATCTACATATTTGCGATTGACGTGCGTCCCGTGCCACAGATGAAATACAGGACCCGATGTGCAGGTGATACGGGGCTTGGGCAATGCGTCAAATGCAGTGTACGCTGGGACAAGTGCGGGTTTGAGGTAGGTGGGAGGAAACTTGACGCCCAACCACGCAGCGGCCGACAGGGTGTCTCCACTTCCCGTGACACCATACTCAAAGAAGCCCACTTTGCGGAACCACTTGCGCCGGAATGCCCAAGCAAATCCCGGGTGAAGCTTGTGATCAAAGGTTTTTTCCCTGTTCATGTAGATGACCGATTCGCGGATTTGCGTGGCACGAGTGTAGGTAATGTCCATCCAAACGGCGGTGGTGAAGGGCTGAACGACGTCGTGGTCGGACAGGGCAGCAGAGACCTCGGAGTACCAATTTGGGTTGCCAAAGATAATGTCTGCATCCAAAAAGAGAACCTTGGAATAATACCACGGAATCTTGGCCTCCAGCAGGGTGCACAGGTTCTCCTTGTGGAACATCACGGACTTTGCGTAGACATGAAAGGCATCCTTGATCTCCGGTTCTTCCCGGTTGTACACTAACTCCAAGGTAAAATAGGGGATGTTGGCAATCTTGAGCTTTTCAATTGTGTAGAAGTAGTTCATGAGCATTCGCTTGGACTTTGCCGGGTTGAAGAACACAAGTCCCACCGCCATATCCTTGAGTAGCGGAGCTCTGTATCGAACATTGGCAATCTCAATCATCCTACCGGGATCGTGTTTGGGCAGGGCATCCGGTAGCTCAGTGTACGTCATTGACTGAGCGGCCCCCATTGTGTAGGAAAATGGATAAAAGTTTCAACTGGAAAAGATAACTCACATGACCGACGTGTACTCTCCTTACAACGCCCGCAACCGCCCTTTCACCGAAAAGGACATTCATCGCATTCTACACCGTCATGGGCTACCTCATTACCGTGTAGCGAATGCACGGGTCTTCCAAACGGCAATGGTCCATACCACCTACGTCAAACGATCAGACTATGTTACTCCTGATGGACGACCGGCGTCTCTTGCTCCGTGTCCTTCCGGTGTTATGCCCTTGCAAGATGAATCGTATGAGTGCCTTGAGTTTGAAGGTGACTCAGTGTTGGGTGTTTGTGTGGCGACGTATTTGCGCCGCAAGTATCCTGAGAAGAAACAGGGGTTCTTGACCGATGCTCGTAAGGAGCTGGTCAACAACGAGCGGATTGGTGCGCTGTGCCAACAAGTGGGACTGGATACCTTCTATGTTATTTCTCGTCACAACGAGGAGTCCGCTGCGATCAATGGCCGCCGCAACATTCAGAAACTAGGAGACATCTTTGAGGCGTTTATCGGTGCCTTGTGGACAGACTGTGGCAATCGGTTTCATATTGTCTATGCGTTTGTGACGACCGTTATTGAAGCCTACATTGATGTCCAGGACGCCGTGACCACCGTGACCAACTACAAGGATATCTTTCAAAAGTACTGTCAGCGCGAGTATGGAACAACGCCCGTATACAACATGCTGAGTGCGGTCAAAGACTCCAAGGAGATTCGGGTGGTTGTGATGGACGGCCCGACCATTCGTGGACGTGGACAGGGACCGACGCGAAAGAAGGCTGAGCAAATGGCCGCTAAGGAAGCCCTAGAGGCAGTTGGCGCGGTCCTTACTACCTCCCCCCAAATCGGTAATGATTCCTCGTAGCGTCCCACAGTCCAGGTGTGTTTCGCGCGG